CTTTTTTCACATTAATAACATATTTAGTTGATTTTTTACCGACTTCATCTCTACCTTGATCTTGTCTATATGTATGTGAAATATTAAATTCTTTTTGTGTCCCGTGATAGAGTTCTTCTAAACTACACTCCAGATTATATTTCATGCTAGGTTTGAGTTGGTGAAAAGGATTGGATGATAAATCCGAAAAGACAAAGATATTACTATTCATATTCTCACCTAATCCTGAAAAATCTACATTGAATAGACTCTGAAATAAATCCAAAGGATTTATATGCGGAACATCACCCGAGATACTATCATAACCGAAGTTATCATACATCCTGCGTTTATCGGTATTCATTAGAATATCGTAGGCTTCCGATATTTCTCTAAATTTAGATTCGGCATCATCGGCTTTATTTTTATCGGGATGATACTGAAAAGCAAGTTTTTTATATGCTTTTTTTATTTCATTATCAGTTACCGATTTATCGATATTTAGAATTTTATAAAGATCCTTCATTATTAATGTATTCATGAAAAAACTATCAAAATAAAACGTGAAAAAAAAATAAACTTAACCTATTAATCTGCTAATTAATCTGCTAATTAATCTGCTAATTCGTGCTTCTTAATTAAGGCTTTGTCTTTCATAAAAAAAGGTTCGTATTCTTTAATGATTCGGTGTAATCTTCATCATTGTTTCTCAACCATAATTTCACGATATTAAATTCTTTTTTCGGGATAATTGAAAATCCATTTAGATAATCTTTATTATCTTTATCTATTAAGATATCTTCTGATAAAACATGATTTAGAATATGATCAAATTGTTCTTTTAAGATATTATTCGGTATCTTAAATGAAATACAACAACCCTGTCTATTATCAGGGTCTTCCCAAGTAGGGAAGATATCTTCCCTCATAATAAAGAGCATACTATTTTGTAAATGAATTTTATGAATGGTATCATTTAAGAATTTTATATCAAAAACATTTCGGATATCATATATATTTTTATAACTATTATTTTTCCAATTGGTATCATTGATAGTATGATACCATAAGCACCAATTGGTGTTTAGTTGATAATTAGTCATTATCCTAATGTATATTTACATTAAAATCTTTAAATAATATATTTTATTATAATAATATGAGTATATTTGATAATATATTATTTAAGATATCTTTGTTTAGTATAATTTATTTATTGATTCTGATAATTGTTTCACCATTGATAGATCATATATTTACATCATTAGATGAAGATATAATTGGGAAAGAGAATAATTTACAAATATTAGGTGAAATCATTGGTCAGGTGATAACTATCGCAATTGTTTGGTATACTATAAATTTGTATGTGAGTAAATATTTAGAAAATTTATTTGATATTAAAATAAAAGTCGCAACAAAAACAGCCATAAACGTTATCTCATCTATAGCATTAATCGGTTTACAGAAGAATTTAATAGATAAATTAGAATATATCACGATTAGTCACCCATTCAGATTAACTGATTTATATGGTTAAGATTTATTCATTTTGGTTTAAAAGAGGAAACAGATTTTTATTAACTATCCAAAATATGATATATCTTTCTTTGTTCTTCATCTAAAATTATATTTCTCCAAAAAGGGAGCATGTCAAGCTCGGGCTCCGGAGAAAAATGAGAATTAACTTCGATAGCAGTTATATTTGGGATACTACCAGAAACTTCGGTTATTTTATCCGGACTATCATCAATAAATGCAATAGATTTAAAAGTATGTCCCTCTGCTTTTAATCCGACTAAGATTTCTATTATAGGAATACTTTTGGGGTTTGTGCCTAATCCGAATCTTCGCCCATTGGCGTTAAAACCTAACCGCCCCTCCAACATATCTAAAACGGGGGTATTCCCACCAGCAGAAATAACATACCACATACTATTTGGATCTCTGTTAATCCTTGTTAATATATCTATAACTTGTTGTGAAGTATATCTCCACGAGTAAGGTGTGGGATGATATAATGATATTAAATTACCTTTTTCTTCTAGTTCGTTTGCTGTTAATGTATTATCTAAATCAAAAAAGAATACATTAATAGGGGTAACCGGTGCTGGTGCTGGTGCTGGTTCTGGTGCTGGTGCTGGTGCTGGTGCTGGTTCTGGTGCTGGTGCTGCCGGTGCTGATGACACTGTGTTTCCTCCCAAGAGCCAGTTAACGGCCCTATCCACGTTCCCCTGGTTGGCGTCCAGCGCAGCGCGCGCATCCCCATGTGCGAAGCCCATATCAACCACCTGGTCCAGGGGTGATCTTGCTGCTGCCGGTGCTGGTGCTGGTTCTTCCCTTTGACTTTCTACCAGGGCTCGCTGTAACATGGCTTCTTCGCTTACTCTATCGCGTCTAGTTTGTTCACTGATGTTACTTTCGGTAATGGCGCGTGCAATTCCATCGTCAACGTATGCGCTTGCTGCTGGTGGTTCCACCATCTTACGGGTGCTGGCAGCATAAGATGGTGCTGGTGCTGGTGCTGGTGCTGGTGCTGGTGCTGGTGCTGGTGCTGGTGCTGGTGGAACTCCTTCCTGTATATCAATTCTCATTCTCATGTGTAATAGTTTCTCAGTCAGTTCATCTATTTGATTTTGAATTTCGCGTACCGACAATCCTTCTTCCCTTAATAAATTACGGGTTAGTTTCATATCATCTAATCTTCTCTGAAGTCTGCTCATTCCCCCCTTCCCCGCATCATCATAATCCTCACGATATGCTGGTGCTGGTGCTGGTGCTGCTGCTGCTGGTCTTGCTGCTGCTACTGCTGCTGGGGACAATATATTTATGATCCCTTGAAACTCCGCGGCATTCCCGCCCGTGGCGAATGAAGCGCCCGCGGCGCCCGCCTTCTTAGTCGTGGCCCATTCTAATAATTCCGTTCCATTCATCCTCGTAAGTTTTTCTCTATTATCGGGATTCATACTTATTGCCAACGCGCGCGCATCACGTAAATTAATATCAACAGCTTCCATCCCCCCTCTCATCATCTTTCTTTTAGAGAGTCCCTTCTTCTTAGATGATCTATTATTTCTCTTAGATTTCTTAGAGTATCTCTTGGATGATCTATTATTTCTCTTAGATGATCTCTTAGATGATCTCTTAGAATATCTATTATTTGTTCTCTTTGTCTTTTTCGCCATATATATATATATAGATAATTATTTTATCTTAAATTATTATAGATGACAGTGAAATAATTATCGGATACTATTTCGCCGATAATAGATTCTGTATCACATTCATAGAAATAATACCATTCTACAGGGATATATAATAATAAGCCTTGCGTAAGATTTATTTTCTGTCCATATTTCTTGATACTATCATTTGTTCTATCAGTTGTGCCATTAGTTGTGCCATTAGTTATGCCATTAGTAGAAATGATATCATTTTTATGTTTAGGATTAAAGAGATAGACATTCGATTTACCATAGATTTGACTGATTAGACATAAATTATGTTTATTCTTTTGAAGTTGGATACTATTTAATCCTTTATAGAAACTTAATAAATATCTCTTATATGTGTGTAATTGACTTGAAAATGGTTCATAGAGAGTATCAAATAGTTCTTTTAAATGCAGTGATTCATATAAATTTTTATTTTGATAAAGATACATATTGTTTTCTTCGCTAAATGATTTCAATGCTAAATAACGATTCTCGTCATGAATAATTAAACCTGGATTGTCATCGGATAATTTCTGAAACGATAAATTATTAAATTTTTCATATTTATTTACGAGATTATGAATCAATAATGGTTTTCGTTCTTTTAGATGTTCATTAATCTCTTCCAAATTAGCACTCTGTAATTGTTCTAATGTAGCGCTCGTATTAACATTATGTATTTCATAAATATGCTTGAAAGTAAGGATTAAAATTGTTAGGAATATCAGATAGATTATCATAAAAGTATATAAAGAATTGTTATAATAATAGAATTATATTAACGTAATGGCACTCACTGGATCTGTAAGTCGTTGGTTTAATCGTAAGGGTTATGGATTCATCAATGTAATGAACTCTGATAGTGAACATGTTGGACAGGATATCTTTGTTCATCTATCGGGTATTAATGTAAAGAATGATGGATATAAATGTCTCTATCCTGGTGAATATGTTTCATTTGATTTAGATACGAATAATGAAGGGAAACCTGTAGGGGTGAATGTATCGGGTGTTATGGGTGGATCTCTACTCGTTGAGCATCCAGATTTCATGTTTAAGTATTCGCCAAAAAATCGCAGCCATGATAATAGGGATAATGGGGATAATAGGGATAATAGGGATAATAGGGATAATGGGGATAATAGGGATAATAGGGATAATGGGGATAATAGGGATAATAGGGATAATGTTGTTGGAGAAAAAGAAGTAGAAAAAGAAGCTTAAGCGTCGGAGTCAATAGATGAAAACCTATAAATTTGATATCACTATTCATTCTTTTTTTTAATTTAAAATATTTCATAATACTATCATGCCACTAAGAAGTGGTAGAGAGTATCAAAAGATAGAGACTCATAATAACTCTAAAAAAGAGTTTTTAAAGCAATTGTTTTTGCCACACCAGCAACCGATTAATTTAATTCTTTTAAAAGAACAGAAGGTTTATAAAGTAAATATTGATTTTGATCATGCATCAAAAATGTGGAGAAAAAATAAGATTTCACTAGGTAATGGGATGTTCAAATATAAAAATGCAAGCCCGGGTCTCGTCTCAATTTAATTGTGACCTTGACCAGGCAAGTTTAGTAGGTCAAGCGAAGGGGATACCTGAGTTACCGATGAAGGGGGTACCTGAGTTACCGATGAAGGGGGTACCTGAGCGGTTGACAGGCGATTAAACTCTGTCCGATCCTCGAGTGTTGTGGGCTTGACCGCCATACCGAATCTTTCACCTAGTTTTCTTTCCATGATATTTATATAGTTTAGCATCATTGTCTCATAACTCTCGTCTATAATCCCCCACTTTATCATGTATTTCAAAGCCTTCTTCATTGTGATTTTTTCGGTCTTGCTTTTTGCGGACCCTGCTAACTTCGCCGCTGTATATGCAGCTGCACCGACCAACACACCAGGGACAACCACTGGCGCTAGGGTCGCGGCAGATGTACCGACAGCAACGCGCTTACCAGCCCATATTGCCCCATCCTTCGCCGCTTTTGCTCCTTCCATTGTCGCTATTGCTACTGCGTCTGCTCGTTTTTTAGCAGATGCTTTGGTCGCGGCCGCTTTTTCTATAGCAGCTTCTTTGGCCTTATTCAAATCCGCTGCGACCAATGATTGGAACCCCGTTCCAAAATCACTTGCGATACTGCCGTATGTTGGAACGGTACCAGCACCGGGAGCAGGAACAGGAGAAGGAGCGGGAGCAGGTGTTCCAGCGGTAGCAGCGGGAGGAGGGGGGGCAGCAGGTGTTCCAGCGGTAGCAGCGGGAGGAGGGGTAACGGGTTGTGCTAGTGCAGGAACAGGAGTAGCTACTGGTGGTAAATGCTTGGCTATAGACTCCAAGCCAGGGTTTTGATCAACCCCCCCAATACTCGCTTGTGGTGCTTCGGACACAGCATCCCACTCGGCGGTTCCGCCGTACTCAGCAATGAATTCTTCCTTGGAGTACAACAGACCATCAGAGGGGTCTATTCGCTTCACATCCTCTGCGGCTGGCTTCAGGGGCGCAGCCGGAAGCGGTGCTGGTGCTGCTGCTGGTGCTGGTAACCCATCAGGTGCCGACTGGTACTGGGGTTCCGCCGCCCCTGTTTCCCCAGTCTCCTTATATTTATTGGGTGATCGGCGACCGAGTGTGCTAGTTAAGCCACCGAATGCGCTTTTCTCCGGTTTATTCGGTTCCCCGGTTAATAAGTTTACATTCAGATCGGATCCACCCTTCAGTTTCTTACTTGTCCGTCTATGAGTCTTATTACGCCTCACATGGCTTTTCCTACCGGTCCTACGCCTATGAGTTCTCTGTCTGGTACCACGGGGTTTCCTCTTATGAGTTTTCCTATGACTTTGCTTGTGCCTCTTTATTTTACTCCTCTTTCGTCCGAGTGTTTTTGCCTTTGTCTTTACCTTTGCCTTTGCCATTTATAATATAGATAATATTTTTTTAATCTAAAATGAGACATTCCGACATTTCATAAATTTCTTTTGCTGGAGGAGATTTTCTTTTTCTTTTTTCAATCTTTTCTTTAGAACCATCCATATAATACATATGAATATCGTGATTACTTTTTTTATAATATGTAATACGTTTATCGCATTGTTTTGAGAAAAGAGTTAGATTTGGATGAGTATCTAAGATATCAATCACTAAAGGATGAAACTGTCTCTTTGAAGCCTTTTCTCTCAAGATCCTACCGACACTCTGAACAACATCAGATTTAGGCGAGGCCAGAATAATTGTATTTAGTTTCGGAATATCCATGCCCTCGCTCGCCATAGAAAATGTTCCTAAAATAATATCTTTTTCCTGTGAATCCCTTAATTCGGACGGTTTCATGCCTCCTACATATTGACCTACGATAAGAGGATCGATATTATCCTTTACCCATTTTTCGGTCCTATTTAAATATTCTCTGCGATCTCCTAATACTAATATTTTACGACCTTTTTCGTATTCTATTTTAATAAGATCATTAATGAATATATTTCTATGAATACAATCCGAAATATTATTAATCATTTTGGGCATACAGGGTTTCGGTCCGTTTTTAGTATAGACTTTATCTATTTTTGAATATTGATAATCGTCATTTGTATATTCATAAATACGAGTTTCAATATAATCTTCTTGTTTATCCTTCTTTGACGAATAGACCATGGGACCGATATACCATTCAAATACTTTTCTTAGGCCATCTTTTCTATCCGGTGTCGCCGATAAACCTAACATATATTTTGAGGCAACTTTTGCCATTGACTTACTAAACACTTCGGCACCTAAGTGATGACATTCATCGAAGATAGCTAAGCCAAAGGATGAAAATACACTCTGATCATATTCTTTCTGTGATAAACTCTGAACCATAGCCAATACGATATCTTTATTCTCAATATCAATTGTATTTTGCTGGATTTTGCCAATTCTCGCTTCAGGTAAGAATTGTTGGATACGATCTCGCCATTGCGTCATCAAGAAATCTTTATGAACAATTACGATTGTTTTCTTTTTTAGCAAGGAAATAATATATAAAGCGAGGACAGTCTTACCACCACCACATTTCAGCGAAATTAGGCCGCCTCCTTTTTCTTCACACGCTACCCGATATAAATCAATAATAGGGAGTTGTTCGGGTCTCAGAGAACCATTGAACCTGATCTTGATATCGTGTCCTTCGTCCATTTTATAGTTATCTGGTTTCCCGAATTCTTGATAAGCATAGAATCTTGGTATATAAATACTATTTGGTGACTCCATATATAAACTGAATCTTTTCTCATTACCATTTCCGAAATCCCCGACAACATAGGGATTTACAGTTAAATCGGACTTAATGCTCTTCAGCTGATTAGAACTTAGATCGCTTTTCTTAATTTTATATCCATTACGAGAAAGAGTAGTTTGAACCATTACACTAATTATTATTATTAATGTTTAATGTTTAATATCAAATTTAAATAGATAAAATCAAATAAAATATAATTTTCGAATATCCATTACATATTCTCTACAAATAGGACATTTATTATGATTCACATTATTAATTATATTAGAATTTTTATCTAAGCATGTTTTACACGCCGTATGACCACAAGGATTACAATAACTATCAATACTATCTGTAATACAGATAGGACAAATAGCACTATGATTCCATTTATTAATATTATTTATTAAATAGATATGTCTATTTAGAAGTTTTCTTTTTTGTATATAATCTTCTTTTACTAACTTTAATTGATTGTTTTCGTCAATTGACTTGATATAATCTTTTAACGCTTCAATAATTTGTTTTACTTTTTCATCTGTATCATAATCTTTATTACAGGTTTTTATAAAATTAATACTACTATTGATTTTATTAATATCATTGTTGGTTTCTTTGAGACATTCATTGTAAATGGCGAGGGATTCATCTAAATCCTTTTGTAAATCATCAAAGTTTTCAGAGAATCCTTTTAACTTCAATATAATATTATCTATTTCTTCGTCTACAAATTCCGGATCATCAATAGGTAAAACGTCTCGCTTACTTATAATATTTAATAAATTATCTCTAATTTGGATAGACGTATCTGTTATATTATTCATGGTACCTATAGGATCTTGATTAACCATATTACCAAACATATCTAGTGGTTCATCATCGTAATTCAATGAAGAAAAATTCATTTTAATACTAAATTAAATATGATATTCTTTAAACTAATTTATAAGATATTATAAATATGTTTTGGATCGTAGGATTACTAATATTATTATGTATCTTTACTCAATTGAAAGAAGGTTATTTAAATTATCAAGAGTTATCTCAAGAAAATAATTGTCCTCAGATACATGCTGATAATTATCAGAAGATTAAGAATAGTAGACAGATGATCCAACCGTTCGGATATACAAAGAATGAATTATTTCATGCGACTCGTTTTATAAAAACCGACGTTCCGTTGCCGACCGATCCAGATTTTTTTAAACATATCTAATATTATAATATGACTTTTAAAGATTTTCAGATCGACGATTACATAGATTTTGATACTCTATTTATGACGATATGTATATTAATATTCTATGAATACATAATGAATCATTCAGATATTATTATTGAAAAAAAATATACAGATAAATAAATGAACGGTTCACTCAAAACGTTATTATCTGTGGTTCTAGGATTTATCTTTGTAAAATATATATTTTCTTATTGTAATCGGTTACAAATAGTAACTATTTAATATGATAATGAATAAATTAGTTAGTTTAACCTAAACCGGATGGGTTTTTAAATCTTCAAACATGCTATTATTAACCTCAATAAGTTTGTCAATCCCTTTATTAATTATATTAACCTGTTCTGGATTTAAAATATAAAATAATCTGGCTTCTCTTGTTTCACAATGATATATCCAGCGTTTGATTTTCTCCATATTTTCAGCGTTATCTTTATATTTAGAATTATTACCCGATACGGGTATTCGGTTCCATCCGCTATCACTTCCAATTCTATTTTCAGTTTTATAGTCTTTACTTAATGGATAATAGTGATCCCCAATGCCTGACATTTTATCCTTTGTAATGAAATCAATGCTGCTATTATCAATCTCAAAAATATCACATTTAATTTTATCATCGTCACCTGTATATTCAATATTTAAAGTTGAGTCTAAATAGTGAGAATAGTTGGCGATGAGATTTCTTCTATCTTTGACACGAGCATCTAACCCAATAGAACACTTCTTAAATTTCATTTAATTTTGGGTCACATTACTTGGATATCAGTCAATAAAATCAAATTTAGTAGAATAATTATTAATATATAAATTTGATTTGATTTGAGAATTACTTTAACTTAGTAACAAAGTAATTAATATAATACCCATAGAGAGGATAAGTTTCGCGGATGAAGTACTTGCTCAACAGCAGGATAAGATTAATGAATTATCAAAAATTATTCTTATCCAAGGATGTACAGTCAGGGAAGTCACGTCAACACAACATCTAATCAGTTTGGTGCTTCCATAATATGATAATGAATAAATTGTTTAGAATTCATAAATTTTTTATGATTAGTTTTAATTATGTCTAATATCTTTTTAGATTCATTTACGGTTAACGACCCATTAACTTCGTTAAATGATACAGGTGATTTAACGAGGATGGCTTATAGTAATAAATCAAGTGATATTCCTTTACGAAATTCTTCAATGACAGATAGATTTGAGTCGGATACATTTATAAATAATAAGGAGAGTTTTGAGAGTAATAATTCAAGGATAAACGATTTAAATGAAGAAATTAGAGAATTAAAAATGAAATGTAGGGTCATATATGAGAAGGATGAGATAATCCAATCATTAAAAACCGAGTGCTTGGAACTAAAGAGATCTTTAGAAGACTATGAAAAATGCAAGGGTGAGAACAATTATCTGAGAAAAGAACAACTCAGATTAAAAGATGAAATAAATACTATGCAAACTAAAATGATTACTCTAGAGAGTGAATTATTAAGTAAGGGAGATGACAAAATGAGCAAGAGAAGCGAAGATAAGATAAGTGTAGATATAGATAGGGTGAGCGAAGATAAGATAAGTGTAGATATAGATAAAATAAAGAAAATACTGACCACGAGACTCAAAGATACACATGAGAAACATATTGATGATTTAATAAATCAATATCATTTAACCGAAAAAAAAGTGATAGCTAAATCATTAATGGAGGAATTATTATATAAAGCAATTCATTTATAAGCGTTATTTATAATTATTTTAAGTTTATGATAAATAAACTTGACATGAGACCGCTCCCTAACCCTATGATGATGAATATAAATAATTTATAAGTTGGATTTTTAATATATGATAGCATGTTTATCATGAAGCAGGTAGCAATTATCGCTTGTAACCCACCATATTTTTCAAATTTACAGACGATACCCTCTACATCATCATCTTTCACTTTTGATATATCTTTAGTTTCTTTTAAGCTACAATCTTGGACAAAGATCGTTCTCATCCACACTGAAAATCCTATTACAAAGAGTAATAAGATATATATCGGTGTTGATGATTCTTCATAATAGGAAGAATAATAAGCATATCCTATAATTAATAAATAAAATAGGGTTGTCATGTAAATTCTGCTACTCAGGATATCATTTTTGGAATCCCCCAACATAAAATTTACTAATAATGATTCAGGATTAATACTATATTCAGGTGCCGAGAATAATCCCACAATTCCATTAATTATTTCGGTCATCATAGGCAATAAGAAAGGTAACATCACTACAAAATTTTGTGGATTTATTCTCCACGTAGAAATATCACCTCCTTTATCTAATAAATGTTGTATTAAAACAACGATCACGATAATCGTGGTTAAATACATAATACGATAAAGATAATATTGTGATTTACTGAAATTTTTAGTTCTCGGGATAGTTAAACTACAATCTGTATCGGTTTTTTTAGATGATACCTGCCATTGATAAAATGTATAACCATAAATAGTTACAATATATATTCCATATACCGTTAAGAATGGTATATCTCCTAATTTTTTGAATGATCCTTTAAAACAAAAAAGTAAAGAAACCATAGCGACCGATAACAACGTGATTGGATTGTCTAATGTATCTTTTTGTATAGTACTATCACTGTAAAGTATTGCTATTAAAACAAATACTACAAATATATTTGTTTTCAAAGGACCCCAGATATATTTATTAAATTTTTCACCCATTTATATTATTAATATAAATAGATAATAAAAAAAAAGAGAATACATAAAATTAGGTTTAACCAGGATTAGGTTGGGCCGGGATTTGAACCCGGATCGTTGGATTCAAAGTCCAAAGTGCTAACCATTACACTACTCAACCACTCAACCACTCAACCACTCAACCACTCAACCACTCAACCACTCAACCACTACAGACCAAACAATCATTCACCTCTA